CATCAATTTAATACGCTGAATAGCAAATTTGGTGATGGCTATGAACAAAATATCTCGGTTGGTATAAATAACCGAAAAGGCACATGGCCAATAACCAAAACTGCATCAAAAACGGTTATCCAAGCGATTAAACAGTTTCTTGATAGTCATAAAGGGGCAGACTCATTTTTGTGGGAATCTCCACTGGATGGCCAAGTTCGGGTTAAAGCGGGTGAGTATCAGATTGAAAATCGTGGTGCTGGGTTGTATCGTCTTACAACCACCTTTACCCAAGTCTTTTACCCTTAAAATTTATTCAATTTCATGCCCTGCTTAGTCAGGGCTTTTTTGTGAGCAAATTATGGCTAAGCAAACAGTTAGTTTGGGCACAGCTCCCACTGGCGCAGGCGGAGATACGTTTCGATCAGCTGCCTCCAAGCTTCAAGCAAATGATAATGAAATCTATGCCGCATTAGGTGGTGCGTCTGGTACTTTGCCATCCGCATTACCCATCGCAAATGGTGGTACAGGTCAAACCACAGCTTTGACTGCATGCCGAGCTTTAAGAGTTTGGAAGGGGGAAAGAGCTGTAGATATTGATTTAAATACAGTAATTGAACCTGGATTCTATGGTAACGATACTTATGCTTCGGGCTTGGTCAGTAATAATTTCCCCGTTTCAGGTCATACTGGTTCATTACAGGTCTTAGATGTATCTGGATCGAATGGTTTTAGAATCCAAATTTATAAAACAGCTACAAACAATGAAACCTATTCACGTATTACAACAAATTCAGGAGCCAGTTGGTCTACGTGGAAACGAGCAATTGATGCCAATGATGCTGTTTATCAGCAATTAGTTGCTAATGGTTTGGGGGCTGGTGGATTTTCATTAGGAGCAGCAGATTTAAATGCTTTGGCAGCGCAAGGTTTTTTTGTGGGGCTACAAAACCAAAGTACTGCTGCAACTGCAGCAAAAAATTATCCGACTACAGCATCTCAGTTCATTCTTGGATTTAATATTAAAAATGCGACTGAGCATGAAGCACAGTTATCTCTTTGTACTTCAACGAGTCAGATGTTTTTTCGACGTAAAAGCTATGGTGCAGCCTATAGCGCATGGTTTGAATTGAAAACAACGGCAAATACAACCATTGATGGTTCGGGTTTTATCAAAGCAGCATCACCAGTGGTCAAATTGTTTAATGATCACATTGAGTTAAATGATGATGCACAAAAGCAGCCTATCACGTTCGAAAAATTGGGTATTGGTGATTATCTGATAAAAGGTTCACTCGGTCTTGCCCAGGAAGGTTGGTATATCGAAGTCCCAAAAGATGCTAATGGCAATACTGTTGTTGCGGTTATCTATACCACCTTAGAAAATGGCGATATTTCAGTAAAAACCCATAAGCGTAAGTTTGATTTTGAACTGGCTGCAGTGGTGCCAGATTTGGATAATCCTATCGATATTCCTGATACCCGTTGGATCGATCTGCGCTTACATGAAGAACCTCAATTAGAGGAAGCTATTGATGACACTGAACAGTGATTTTCAGAAACTGTATGTTGATGGATTAATTACCTTGTATGAACTTGATGCCAGCCAATTAGGGGCTGGCATTTTACGTTTTCATGGGCATATTTCTTTTCAAGATTGGGAACGTATCTACACATCCATCGGATCAGCAGGATTGATAGGTGCTGATACTGTCGGCATTGGTAAAGTCTTTGATGTGGGCACCAATAAAGTTTGGAATCGAAATATTGTTTGGAATGGTTTGATATTTGAGCCTATGGCTTTACAGGTCGATGGGCTTGAAATGAGCTCAACAGGCAAAGCAACAAGCCCAACACTTACCCTTGCGAACAATATTAATGGCGTTCAGGGTGCGGTGTCTGCCTACTGTATACGCTTTGAAGATTTTGTAGGTGCAAAGCTTAAGGTTATTCGGACTTTAGCGAAGTATTTAGATGCTGAAAATTTCAGTGCGGGCAATGCATCTGCAGATCCAACCCAGTCAAAAACTCAAATTTGGTATATCGAGCAAAAGACATCGGAAAACTCTCAGCAAGTAACATTCGAATTATCCAATCCAATTGATTTTGAGGGATTGAAAATTCCAGTCCGCAACATCACAAGTTACTGCGACTGGTGTATGCGTGGTGATTATCGTGGGGAAGACTGTGGCTATATTGGTTTGCAGTATTTCACCGATAAAAATATCGCATCGGATGATCCAAGTTTAGACAAATGCCGGGGTGATTTAGAAGCCTGTCGATTACGAGCAAATGAAGCAAATTTTGGCGGGTTTCCTGCATCCAACTTATTCCAGTGAGCTGATATGAAGATTAGCGCAAAACTTAAAAAGCAAATGCTGGTCGCTGCCAGTGAAGCTTATCCAGAAGAAATGTGTGGTGTTGTCATCGATGGCGAGTTAATTCGTCTTCCAAACATCGCACAGGATGCAAAGAACCATTTTGAAATTGATCCAAAAGCATTGGCTGATATTGAAGATCGGGGCAAAATTCAAGCTTATGTACATAGTCATCCTGATGGTACAGCAACAGCTTCAGCTTTAGATAAGCATCAAATTGAACTGCATGGTAAACCGTGGATTATTTGTGCTTATCCTGATTTTGAAGTTCAACAGTACAAGCCTTGTGGTTATAAAGCTCCACTAATTGGACGACATTATTTCCATGGCTGGCAGGATTGTTATGCATTAGTCCGAGATTTCTATAGCCGAGAGTTGGGCATTGAATTGATGGATTTTCAGCGGAAGGAACTCTGGTGGGAATTCAATGACAATGCATCGCTGTATTTGGACCATTACAAACAGACGGGATTTTATGAAGTTTCTGAACCGCAGTATGGTGACATGCTGGTCTGTAAAGTGCATCCGACCAAACATCCCAACCATGCATTGATCTGGTTGGGTGATCGAGCAGCATTGAAGTCTGAAAAAACAGATCCATGTTTTGGTTCAACTTTATTTTTGCATCACCCTTACAACCAAAGCTCTAAACGCGAGGTTTACGGTCCAAAATGGGCAGAACGCACTGTGATGATTTTACGGCACAAGGATTATCAGCATGAGTAAATATAAGGTAATTCGTTTTCATGGCGTGCTGCGCGAGCGTTTTGGCAAGGAATGGCGATTGCAAGTTAGTAGTGTTAAAGAAGCCATGCGCTTACTTTCGGTGCAAATTGAGGGTTTAGAACAATTTATGCTGAATGCTCATCATTATGGCCTGCGCTTTGCCATATTCACCGATAAACGTAAAACCATTTCTGAGCAAGAGCTAGATATGGTCACAGCCGCAGAATTAATTAGAATTGTTCCGATTGTAGAGGGTGCTGGTGGTAATGGTATTCTTCAGACCATTTTAGGTGCTGTTATGATTGTAGTCGGTGTTGTTGCAACGTACTTCGGTCAGCCGTGGGGTGCAAGTCTAATTGGTGCTGGTATTGGCATGATGGTCGGTGGTGTGGCACAAATGCTTATGCCTAAAACCCAAACTGAAGATTCAAATAGTGATGGGAACAGATCAAACTACGGTTTTGGTGCAGCAGTAACTACTGTTGCTCAAGGTAATCCAGTCCCAATTTTATATGGTGAATTTGAAGTGGGAGGATTCATCATGAATGGTGGACAATATCCTGAACATCAACTTTAAAACTTAACTATTTAATGGACGCATGAGCGTCTTTTTTATTGCCTGGAAAAGATTATGAATGCAATAGTAGAAGGCGCAAAAAGTGGAAGTAAGAAAGCCCGTACTCCAGTAGTTGCTGCTGATTCAGCTCAATCTAAAACCTATATTAAATTGCAATATGGTTTGTCTGAAGGCGAGATTGACGGTTTAGTCGATGGTGCTAAATCTATTTTTTTAGATGACACACCTATTATTGATGATGCAGGGAATTCCAACTTTGATGGGGTTACTTGGGATTTTCGTGCAGGAACCAGTGATCAAACTTACATGGAAGGCTTTCCAGAAGTTTCAAATGATACTGATGTGAATGTCGAGTTAAAAACTTCTGCGTGGGTACGTTCACTTTCTAATACCGGTATTGATGCCGTTCGCATTCGTTTACGTTGGGGAGCTTTGCGAAAGACCAATGTCAACAATGGTGATGTGAGTGGTATTACCATTCAGTACGCTATTGATGTCTCAACCGATGGTGGGGCTTATGTCGAGGTTTTAAACACTCAAATCAGTGATAAAACTTCAGCTAATTATGAGCGCTCCCATCGCATTGATTTGCCAGTTACTCTGTCTGGTTGGAATATTCGTGTTAGACGTTTAACGCCACCTGCAGATTCAGATTACATCAGTGATGCGATCTATATTGCATCTTATGCTGAGGTG